CGTATCAAATTCAAACCAGTGTGCTCCGCGTGCAATACAATTATATATGACGTGATAGATTTTGAATACCCCAAAAATGAGGTGGCCAGAGGGGTGTATATAAAGGACTTTGAGATAACTCCGGCGGTCTGCCCCAACTGCGGCAAGCCGTTTGAAGGAATCGAAATGCCAGTCAAATTACCGTACGACAATACATTCGAGATAAGGCGGCGAGATGATGGCTGGTGAAGAAAAGATAACAAAAAAGATATCGTTGACACTTGACCAGTGGGAGACGGTGAAAGACGCACTCAATTTTTATGAGTGTGCCGCCGTTGAGTTTATGACATACGCTCAAAGGTGTGATTTCAGCAAAGAACATATTAAACCTGTCTACAATCAAATGCCTGACGAAGTTTTCTAAGCGTATTAAATAGGAGTATATGCTATGACGATCGCAGATATTATACAAAATATGTTTAGAAAGCTCTTTTGCAAACATGATTACGAAACAATTGCGTTTGGAAAGTCTGACTATAGAATCATACACATCAGGCGCTGTAAAAAATGCGGAAAAAGAATAAAGGTAGTCATGTAATTAACACTTTACACAAAACGGAGGAAACATGGGTAAACTGATCGATTTGGACGAGAACAGGCCGCACAAAGTCAGCGAGGTAGTCTGCCTGAAATGCCTGCACAGGTGGATTGCCGTGCGCCCGGTCGGGACGCTGCTCAAAGAGCTGCATTGCCCGAAATGCGGCTGGCAATGCGCGATAGAAACTGGGGAGGAAATCGACGATGATGTGGGTTGATACGTTCCTGAAACTGTGCGCGATCACAGCGCTCGTGGTATTCATCATGTTCATGGCTATACTGTCTGTCTGCATCGCGATTTCCGTAAAGGACGAAAGGAGAAAGAAATGAAGATCAAATTAGACCCGCAAGCGTATGAACCGGTCCGCGCCCATGACGTGGACGCGGGGCTGGACTTACGCGCCATGAACACGGCGGTCGTGCCGCCAAGAGGGAGCGCGGTATTCAATACGGGGGTGCATGTGGAATTGCCCCACGGTTGCGCCGGACTTCTGGTGAGTAAATCCGGTCTGAATGTGAACGCTGATATCACCAGCACAGGACTAATTGACGAGGGTTACAGCGGCGCGATTAAAGTAAAACTGTACAACCACGGGAACAAGTGTATCACTATTTCAGAGGGACAAAGGATCAGCCAACTTGTCGTAATTCCTGTCAGGTACGAGCCTGTTGAACTGGTAGACGAAATAGAGGTCAAAGGGCGCGGAAATGATGGGTTCGGAAGTACGGGAAAGTGACTTAAATAGGAGTTTTCGCAATGATAATAATCGCCGTAGTAATCGTGTATATACTGGTAGCATGGTTGCTGTCGAAAATTGTTTTGCTGATGCTTAATCTTATATCGCTGATTTTGATTGGCGAAACATTGACTTAAATAGGAGCTTTGTGAAATGGAAGGAATCTGTGATAACTGCCGCAATGCTAACCAATGCGACAGTGCAAAAACGATGCTTGGTATCAGGATTGAGTGCAGTATGTTCATCCCAAAGGACAGAGTGCCTTATGAGGATGAGATAACGGGCTTTGTCTCGACTGTAAAGCAAACCAACAAGGTAACTTAAATAACACCTTAACATGCCGGACAATGGCAACTGGCACAGCGAGGCCAGCCGTTCAAGTCGGCAGTCCGGCACAACATAGCGCGGTCGGTATCTCCCGCATCATCTCCACGCCGACGCGCATGGGCGGGTGGCTAAAAGCCGAGCGGAATGTGTACCTCACTCACCCGTGCCATCCTCGGCAACGCAGTTCTGTTTCTTCGCCGCGCTGCCGTGAAGGATGACTATCGCCCTGTCTCAAACTCCGCGTGTTCCAACTCCTACACGCGGTCAGGTTTGGCGGCACAGCCTGGGCAAAAACCGCCATTTTTATGAAAGGGGGTATACCATGAGTCTGCTTGAGATTGTTGGCTCAATCGAGAATGAGCGTCAGAAACAGGGAATAACCATCAAGGATTTGACGCGACACGCAGGGATAAGCCAATACACCTACTACCATTGGATTGAAAAGCGTGGGATGCCAAAAATAGACGCGCTGTCATGTGTTATGGATGTGCTTAATCTGGATGTTGAGCTTACAAACAGAGGAGGGAAAGCCAATGAAAACAAAGCAAATTAAGCCGCTCCAAAAGGCCGCGAACGGCCCAGCGAATTACCCTTATGTCAGGATCAATCCGAAAATGCTGATGATAAACAGCGATGCAATGGCGCTCTGGGGCGAAACCGATTATATGCGGATTTCAATATCTACCGATGAGCAGATACTTATTTTCAGCAAGGCTTACGAGGGCGACGAGGACGCTTTCAAGCTCTCGACCGTCTGCGAAACGCGCAGAGCGCGAAGAATCGAAACGAACCGCGCATTGCTGGCAATCATCAAGGCTGGTTTCCCGCTGTATATGCTGGATAAGCGCTTGCCCGTCAAAATCCTTATGGACGGCAGCTTGGCGGTGGATTTTTCCATGAAAATACCCATCAAAGAGGCTGTATGATGACATTTTACACATTTGAAGTTGCGGAGCGCACGAAAGGCGGTGAAAATGGATGGCGAAGCTGGAACTGACGGAGATCGAGACGGCGCGTCAAGCGATTGATGAACTGGACAGGGTAAGACGCGAAAACGGTTTCAGCCAGATGAAGATGGCCGAGATCCTGAACGACCCGGACACGGGCCAGCGGCTATACCGCGCATTCCGCAGCGGGAATTGCTCATTGGCTTACTTCATCCGCTGGGCAAGGGCGAACAATGTCAGGGTGTATTTCGGAATGTGCAAGGATGTGGACGATATTGATCGGCATTAAGGAGGAACATATGGAGCTGAAAATTGTGTATCTGCCTGTGGATAGTCTGACGCCATATGAAGGCAACGCGAGGAAACATGCGCCAGATGATATTGATGCGATCAAAACGAGCATCAAGAATGATGGGTTTCTTGACCCGATAGGTGTTTGGGGGCCGAACAATCTGATTGTCGAAGGCCACGGCAGGCAGATTGCCGCGAAAGAACTTGGCATGGAGACTGTACCCTGCATCCGCCTCGACCACCTGACGGAGGAGCAGCGCAAGGAATACGCGATCCGTCATAACCGCACCGCTGAACTCTCCGCGTGGGACTTCGGAAAGCTGGAAGAAGAACTGGCGGCGTTGGATATTCAGGGCATTGACATGAGCGACCTTCACTTCTCGCTCCCTGATGTATCGGCGCTGGATGACCTTTTCGCGCCAGCCCCGGAGCAGGAAGAAAAGCAGCCGAAGCAAGTTAAATGCCCTCATTGTGGTGAATGGTTCACCCCGTGAAAATATTTTTGGCGGGGGGGGGTGTCAGGGAATCTGAAACCTTTCTGGCGCTTAGTCTCCCAGCGGCTTTCACATGGTTATGAATACAGAGAGGCGTTTGACGAGAGTATGCAAGTATTCTTAGCTGGCACAGAATCCAGACGATGGATCACGGAGGGTTATGCAGGTATATCTTGCTGGAATGAACGGCATCCACCGGATAGTGGACAGCCTGTTCATAATTCGGGGGGGGTATAACATTGAATGAAAATATACCTCGTCAACATCCAGAGAACGGCAAGCGCTACGATAGCAAAGCTGCTTCGCTATCTTTGGATAGATACGGAGAACGAAGATGCGACTGTTCCTTGCAGGGGTCGCCCCATGGCGGAGTGGGGGGGGGTACGACCCGATCATCCGCGAGCATAAACCGTTCATCCTTGAGAGCTTCTACTATGCTGATGCTGACACGGAACGCCTATTACCCTACTACGGCGATTTCCTGTTAGACAGCGGTGCGTTTACGTTCTGCGGCACAGGCGGCTTTTCTCCTGATAAGTTTGAGGAATACCTTGAACGTTATGCAGACTTTATTAACAGAAATCATGTAGATAAGTTTTTCGAGCTGGATGTAGACAGCATAACGGGATATAAAAAAGTGCTGGAATACAGAAAAAGGTTGGAAAAGCTGACAGGGAAACAGCCGATACCAGTATGGCATATCAGCAGAGGGAAAGAAGAGTTTCTTCGGCATTGCGACGAATTTCCCTATGTAGCGCTTGGCGGTTATGTGGCAGCGATAAAGGCCAGCGATCCTCGGCAAAAGGCGTATGTAAAGGCTTACCCGTGGTTTATCTCAGAAGCCCATAAAAGAGGCGCAAAAATACACGGGCTTGGATTTACCCAGCTTTCATTATTGCCTCATTATCATTTTGACAGTGTGGACAGTACGGCATGGACGACCGGAAATCGCTTCGGCTATCTCTATTACTTCGACGGAAAGACGATGCAGAAGAAGGAAGCGTCGAAAGGCCACAGGATAGGAGATAGCAGAGCGGCAGCGCTCAACAATTACACAGAGTGGATTAAATATCAGCAATACGCGGATAAATACTTTTAATCCTCGAAACTGGCCCAGAAATGGGATATAACGAAAAGGAGAAAACGACATGAATTTTGACAGCATTTTTACCATGAACATTAAAAAGTCTTACAAGTACATCCTGATTGTTTTGTTCTGTTTCCTGATCGGAAGCGTGATGCAGAATATTCTGGTTGTCAAAACCTTTGAATTTTACGGTCTTCCCATCCTCGGAGCCGGTATTGTCCTGACTTGGTTTGTATTTGCCTGTTCTGATATTCTGACCGAATGTATGGGAGAAAAGTTCGCTTTCCGTGCCTGTCTTGGAGGAGTGGTAATCAATCTCATTTGGTCTTTTATCACTTGGTTCTGTATCCAGATCAAAGGAGACAATGCATATGTCGCTGACTGCTATGCTCTCGTTTTGGGGTCTTCCCTTCGTATCACTCTATCTTCTGCTATTGCTTATATTGGTGGCTCTTATCTTAACAACCATATTATGGACAAACTTCATAAAAGGCACGGAGAAAGAAAATACTATTTCCGTGCAATTCTTTCAACGGCTGTTGGACAGCTATTCGATGATTATGTCTTCTGGTTTCTCGCCTTTGCTCCCTTCGGATGGTCTGCCCTTGAAAAATCGTGGGAAATGATTGCTTTCCTGCCTATCCTGAGCGCGGTAGCGGAAACAATTATTGAAGCCGTAATCACTCCCGTTTCAAAACGGGTCGCATACGGAATCAAAGCCCAGCAGAGAGTGGAAGGGAAAGAAATTGCCTGAGATATTTGGAATCATCGGTACAATTATTATCCTGATTGCGTTCTCCTTCACCGGGGAACGCAAGATCAGGATCATGGACACCGTAGGCGCGGCTTTTTTCGTCGCCTACGGCATTATTACAAAGACGTGGAGCACAACGGTGCTCAATCTGTGCCTGATTGGTATCCATTGCTACAAGCTGCTGAAAGGGGTGAGCAACGATTGAGACAGAAAAGCGGATAGACTGGGAAAAGGTCAAAGCCGATTTCCTTGCCGGGGACAGTTATGGAACGCTGGCAACGAAATATGGAACGGCGAAAAGCGTTGTGTATCGGCGCTCTCAGTCGGAACACTGGCCACGTCTTCGGGAACGAATCAAGGCTGAAACGGAACGAAAAACCATCGAGAAGGCTTCGGACGTTCTCTCCGATAATGCCGCCGTTGCCGCAGAGATCAAGGGCTTGCTGCTAAAAAAGCTGAAAAAGGAAATCATGGAGATGCCCGATTCTATGGGGTCTGAGATGTTCGCCAACACCAGCACAACGTCCTACGATGATAAGAAGCACGAGCGCAAGCAGAATGACGGTGGCAAGCGGTATAAACTGCGCGACTTTACGCTGGCTTATAAAGACCTGACGGAAGACCTTCCGAAGCCGGAAGATACCAGTACCATGCAGAAGCTCGATGCGCTGTTACAGGAGGCTATGGATGCTGCATACCGCGAAACAAGCTGAATATCTCCGGGAGGCGCACCACCGCTGGAACATGAAGGGCGGCGCTACACGAAGCGGCAAGACGTATCTGGATTATCGCTGGATGATCCCGTACAGGCTCAGACAGCGAAGTGGCAAGGAAGGGCTCAACGCGATTCTCGGCGTGACAAAGGCCACGATTGAGCGCAATGTGCTTGAGCCCATGCGCACGATCTACGGGGATTCGCTTGTCGGGTATATCGGCTCAGATAACGTTGTTTCGCTATTCGGGGAACGCTGCTACGCGCTTGGCGCAGAAAAGCTCTCTCAGGTATCAAAGCTGCGCGGCGCGTCCATCAAGTACTGCTACGGGGATGAGGTCGCGGACTGGTCGCCGGACGTGTTCGACCTTTTGAAAAGCCGATTGGACAAGGATTACAGTTGCTTTGACGGCACGTTCAATCCGAAAGACCCGCTGCACTGGCTGAAGCAGTTCATTGATTCTGATGCCGATATTTTCTACCAGACGTACAGCATAGATGATAACCCGTTCCTTGATAAAACGTTTGTGTCTGAGCTGAAAAAAGAGTACGCCGGGACGGTTCTGTATGACCGTTATATTCTTGGAAAATGGGCAGCAAGCGAAGGAGCGTTGTTCACGACCTATCCTCAGTTCACGGATGATAAGACACTTCTGTATGATGGCATCGCACACATAGACGCTGCATACGGCGGCGCAGATGGAACGGCGTTCACGTGCGCACACAAGATTGAGGATAAGATATACATGTTCGGCAAGCTGCGCCAGCAGCATGTGGATACGCTGATGTCCACGTTTGTCAATGATATGGATGAACTGCGCTGCTCCCCGCTCTACATGGAAATGAGCGGCGATAGAGGCTATGCCGGGAAGGAGTTCCAGCGCATGGGCCAGACAGTGCGCCTGTATGACGAGCATGATAACAAGTTCAAAAAGATCGCTTGGTATCTGCGCAAGTGGTGGCCGAATATCGTATTCCTTGAAGGTACGGACAAGCAGTATATCGAGCAGATTATGGCATACAACGAAGGTGCAGAGCATGATGACGCGCCCGACAGCGCGGCGGTCGTGTGCAGGTACTATGACAGTAGAAATGGGCAGAAGTACAAATCAACGCTATTCGGGGGAGGTTGATACCAATGATTACTTATCAGGACTACGAAAAGGCAACCGACAAGCTGAAATTCATCGTTTCAGCCATTGCGTCGTATCGCCGCAGCACGCCGTATCTCGTGGCGCTGGACGCGAATGAGTATGACGCGCAGCGCAATGTCGGGATAAAGAACTTCACGAAGAAGTTCTATGACATTACGGGCGTGGCAGTTGAGGACAATATCAGCGCAAACAACAAGATTGCTTCCAACTTCTTTCACCGTCTGAATAACGACCGCTGTTCATACAGCCTTGGCAACGGCGTGTACTTTTCTGTCGCGGACAACAATCGGAACACAGATGCGAAAAACGCGCTTGGGAATGATTTCGATACATTCCTGTTTGATGCCGAATACAGCGCTTTGATTCATGGCGTATCGTATCTGATGGTCACGGGCGACACCTACGCGCTGTTCCCGATGACAGAGTTCGTACCGCTGCCGGATGAGGAAGACGGGCGGCTGCGCGCTGGTATTCGATTCTGGTCGCTCGATTGGAACAAGCGCCCGGCTTATGTTGTGCTGTACGAGGAAGACGGCTATACGAAGTATCGCAACAAAGACGGCAAGCCCGGTCTGTCCAAGCTTGAGGAACTACAGCCGAAACGGGCGTACAAGATCACCGTACAGATGAGCGAAGCTGGCGGCGAGGAAATCATCGGCACCGGAAATTACGGCTCACTCCCGATTGTTCCCGTGTACGCGAACAAGCTCCGGCAAAGCACGCTGATCGGCATGCGGGAAAAGATCGACGCATACGATATGATTATAAGCGGCTTCGCCAACGACCTTCAGGATTGCGCTCAAATCTACTGGCTAATTGGCAATGCTATGGGCATGGATGACAGCGACGTCGACAAGCTGCGTGACCGTATCGTTTACCAGCACATGGCTGTCGTGGACACAAGCAACAGCAGCCTCACGCCCTACACGCAGGAGATTCCGTACAACGCACGGCAGGAATGCCTGAAGGATATCCGCGCACAGCTTTACGAGGACTTTGCCGTGCTGGATGTGCACACGGTAGCCGCTGGCGCTACAAATGACCATATCGACGCCGGGTATCAGCCTATGGATCAGGAAGCAGACCTTTTTGAATACGAGGTCATCAAGGTAGTTCAGCAGATCGAGCGTCTGAAAGGGCTTGAACCGCTCGTGCCTCAGTTCAAGCGCAACAAGATCAGCAACCAGAAGGAACAGACTGAAATGATCATGATGGCCGCTGAAAAGCTGGACGAGGAAACCATCCTGAAGAGGCTGCCCTTCCTGACGGTGGATGAAGTGAGCACGATCATTGAGAACAGGAACCGTGAGGAAGCAAGCCACTTCAAGGATGAAGAAAACGATGAAAACGAACAGGAAAACCAGCCATTCGGTGGTGAGCGGTAATGCCCGGTAATGGTACTGGTTATGCTGACAAAGCGCAAGCGGAAATCGAAAGACGCTTGCGCCGCATCTATTCAGACGCGCAGAAGGAATTGACCGAAAAGCTGAACGCGCACACGAAGCGCCTGAACGCGCAGGACAAGGTTAAGCGCCAGCAGCTTGCGGACGGTCAGATCACACAGGCGCAGTACAATAGCTGGCTGCGCGGTCAGATGTTCACGGGCCAGCAATGGAAAAACAAAGTGGACAGCCTGTCCGAGACGATGCTCCACGCCAACGAGCAAGCCAACGCGATTGTCGAGGGCAAGCGGAAAGCCGTGTTTGGGAAGAACGTCCTGTACCAGTCAAAGCGCATACAGGATGACTTGCACATGGGTATTTCCTTCAGCGTATATGACAGCGCGTCCGTCACACGCTTACTGCGCGACCAGCCGGAGCTTCTGCCGCGCCGGAAGGTGGACAAAAAGAAGGACAAAGGCTGGAATCAGGAAAACATCTCCGACGCAATCACACAGGGAATCATTCAGGGTGACAGCATCCCGGAGATCGCGAAGCGCATTGCGACAAAGACCGCAAGCAAAAATGAAAAGGCGATGGTGCGCTATGCTCGTACCGCCATGACGGGCGCTCAGAACGCTGGCCGGATGGAAGCGCTGCACGAAGCGCAGGAAATGGGGATCAAGGTCAAGAAAGTCTGGCTTGCCACCTTGGACAGCCGCACCCGTCACGCTCACGCCTTGCTGGACGGTCAGACGAAGGACGTAGACGAGCCGTTTGAAAGCGAGTTCGGCCCGATCATGTACCCAGGAGATTTATCCGCTAATCCCGCCAATACTTGGAACTGCCGATGCACGCTGATTTACAAGTATGAGCAATACCCGATGAAGAATGGTGAGCGGTATGATCAAGAGAATGGCGAGGTAATATACTAATACCATAGCGAGGGGTGATTCATAATGGCCGACTTTTCCGTAAACATCAACATTAACAAGGCGATAACAGGCGAGGTTGCCGGGGCTTGCAGACGCGCCTTGGAAATCTGCGGCGGCATGGCTGAATCATACGCGAAAATGCGCTGCCCCGTGGACACGGGCAACCTTAGAAACAGCATCACGCACCAGCTTGAAGGGGATGACGCCGTTGCCATCGGAACGTCTGTGGAATACGCGCCGTATGTGGAGCTTGGCACGCATAAAATGGCGGCAAGGCCGTACCTCGTACCATCCATTGAA